TGATCAGACTTGGGTTGTGCAACATGCTGCTGATCGTCAGAAATATATCTGTCAGGGTCAGTCTGTAAATCTGTTCTTTCCTGCTGGTGCTGCAAAGTCGTATGTCAACAAGGTGCATATCAAGGCATGGAAAGAAGGGCTCAAGGGTCTGTATTATCTGCGCACCGAAGCAAAGTCTCGCGCAGAAAATGTGTCTGAGAAAGTCGAGCGCGTAGCGCTACAAGACGACAAGCGCAATATTGTCTATAGCAAGAAGAACTGCCCGTTCTGCGCAATGGCGATGGAAGAACTAAAGCTGCGTGGTATTCCTTTTGATAAGATTGATCTTGAAGAGATTGGTAAGACCGCAGCAGAAGTAACTGGAAGAAAAGTAAGTACGGTTCCTCAAATTTATATTGGGGGTAATTATGTTGGTGGTTATGAAGACCTTATGGCGTTTCTAAATAATGCACCTGTCGAAGAATCTGATGAATGCAAAGCTTGTGAGGGCTAAATTATGAAATACTATATCATCGAACCAAAATTCAAAAAGTCGCTTGTCGAAGCTGAATGGTATGAGCGCGAAGACGGTGCTAAGATTCTAGTACAAACTCTTTGGAGAGGCGGGTCGTTTAAACTGTCCGTGCCTGAAACTGAGAATGAAATGAAAGAGCTTCTTGGTGATTCATACGACGAGGATGATGTCGAGTATTATACTTGGCTTCCTGAAGAAGATGATGACTATATCGAACTAGATGATTATCAGTTCGAAATGCTTTCGACTTGGGATGGCTGCTCAGAAGACTACGAAATTTTTAAAGTTGAAGACGAAGACGAAGTTGACGCAATCACTGAAGCGCTTGATGAGAATGGCATCAGTGGATTGTGGGATGGCGAAGGTGCGCTTGAAGGTTTTGATGCAGACTATTGTTATTATGAAATTCATGGTGGATGTGTTCTTACAGAATGTGACGAAAACGGAGAACCACTAGAGGAACAAGAATAAATGGCACTACTAGATTTTAGCACAACATACAAGCCCTTTCAGTATCCATGGGCTGTAGAACTTTCGAAGAAGCACGAAGAAGTCCACTGGATCGAAGACGAAGCAGAACTGTCTGAAGATGTACAGGACTGGAAAACGAAGCTGAGCGAAGATGAGAAAGAATTCATCACGCACATTCTCCGTCTGTTCACTCAGTCTGATGTGCAAGTCGGCGAGAACTACCACGAGCTTCTGATTCCGAAGTTTAAGAATAATGAAGTGCGTAACATGCTATCGTCGTTTGCAAGCCGTGAGGCGGTTCACCAGCGCGCCTACGCGCTTTTAAACGATACCCTTGGGCTTCCAGACGAAGAATATCACAAGTTTCTTGAGTACAAGGAAATGGCTGATAAAGTCGATTTCATGAAAGAAGGCGACATTACTACGCATACAGGTCTTGCGCTCGCGCTGGCTCAGTCTGTCTTTAACGAAGGGCTCGCAGTGTTCGCTTCGTTTGTCATGCTGCTAAACTTTCAGCGTCATGGTAAGATGAAGGGCATGGGTACGATTGTCGAGTGGTCGATCCGTGACGAGACTCTGCATGTGCAGGGTAATGCTAAGTTGTTCCGCACTTTCTGTGAAGAACATCCTCGCATCGTGAATGATGAACTGAAGTCTAAGATTTATGAAATGGCAAGCACTGCAGTCAAGCTTGAAGACAAATTCATTAATCTTGCATTCAAAGGTAATGATGTGCAGGGCTTGACTAGAGAAGAAGTGCGCGCATATATAAGACATATTGCAGACCGGCGTTTGCTACAGCTTGGTCTCAAGACTAAGTTCAAACAGAAAGACAACCCTCTGCCTTGGCTTGATTGGGTGTTAAATGGTGCTTCTCACGATAACTTCTTTGAGAAGCGTGTTACTGAATACTCGGTTGTTGGCATGGAAGGCGATTGGGGCTGGGATGAGGAAGCAGCATAATGGAAGAGTATCAATACGAAGTCAAGTGCATTTTGTGCAATACTGATGTTACAATTATTTTAGAAGACGAAGATGAAAAACCAGAATACTGCCCAATGTGCGGTAATCAAGCTATTGATGTCGAGTTTGTAGAATTCGATTAGTTTCATGTGGCACTACAACAATGAAATCTTTGAGCCCACAGAAGACGAGCTATCGGACTATGTGGGCTTTGTTTATGTAATCACTGAGCTAGATACTAACAAAAAATATATTGGTAAGAAGTTCTTTTGGTCGATTCGTAAGCTACCACCACTGAAAGGGCAGAAACGCAAGCGCACAAAGAAAACAATGTCAGACTGGAAAGACTACTACGGTAGTTCCGAAGAACTGAAGTCGCTTGTTGAATCAAAAGGCGGTGACGCATATCGTCGAGATATTTTAAAATTATGTAAAACAAAGGGCGAATGTTCGTATTACGAAGCTAAATATCAGTTTGAGAAGGATGTTTTATTGCGTGATGATTACTATAACGAGTTTATTGGCTGTAAGATTCACTCAAAGCATCTAAAGACTCAAGATTTATAAATAACTATATCACTCACTGAGATAAGAAATGTCTCCTATGATTTTAAAATTCTCTTCTTGGATTAATCAACTTGACGAAGGCGTCAATGATCCCGCAATCTTCAAAGCAGTGTTTCTTGCGGGCGGTCCAGGTTCTGGTAAGTCATTTATCGTTGGTAAGACTGGTCTGCCTGCAATGGGCTACAAAGTCGTAAACTCTGACGATGCTTTTGAAGCAGCGATGAAGAAAGCTGGCATGACCATGGATCCCGAGAATATCTTTTCTACTCAAGGGCAAGAGCTTCGCGGTAAAGCAAAGACTCTGACAGCAAAGAAGCAAGCGACCTATATCACTGGTCGTCTTGGTATTGTTGTTGACGGTACTGGTAAAGATCCCGACAAGATTGCAAAGCAAGCGATCAACATGCGCGCGCTCGGCTATGATGTGGCTATGATCTTCGTCAACACTGACCTGGAGACGGCTCTGGAGCGCAATAGGCAGCGCGAACGCTCTCTACCCGATGCAGAAGTCGAAAAATACTGGAAAGCTGTCCAGCGCAATACTGGGCGTTTCCAGCAGATGTTTGGCAAGAACAACTTCCTTGTAGTCGATAACTCTCAAGGTAAAGACTATCAGAAAGAAACTCTTCGTGCTTATCGCGATGTGCAGAAGTTCACTAACAAGCCACCCGAGAATGCAAAGGCGAAAAAGTGGATTGACCAAGAAAGGCAGAAAGCAAGAAGAGATTGACAAGTCTCAAAATTCATGATAAAATAAAACTCCCCGCGTCAGGGAACAGAGTATATAATATAGGTGATCATTATGGCAGTATCTGCAAGGAAACTAGAAGTATTCGAAATCTTGGAAAAAGTAGAGAATGCTAAAACAAAAAAAGACAAGATTGCAGTTCTACAAAAAAACGAAATCATGCCTCTTCTAGATGTTTTGAGAGGGACGTTCGATGAGACCATCCAGTGGAATCTACCTGGTGGCACACCTCCCTACACGCCTAATAATGAAGAATCATATCCCTCGTCTTTGCTGAGACAACATCGTAACTTCAAATATTTTGTAAAAGGTCTGCGCGAAAGCAACAGGCTTAACCCTATTCGTCGAGAGCGTATGTTCATCGACATACTTGAGGCGATACACCCCAAAGATGCTGAACTATTAGTATCTATGATCAATAAAAAAAGCCCTGTGAAAGGATTGACCAAGAGTCTAGTTAAGGAGGCATTTCCACAGTTGATCCAAGACTAATTATGATCCAAGTAAAACAAACAGATGTATAGTAAGGAGCGCCTATGGTCGAATCCAATCAACTTGAGCGATTGAAGAAAGATTCTAGAGAACTTGGACATTACATTCATAAACTGAACAAACGAGGTAAAACTGAGATAGCACACAAGATTGCTAAACGACAATCATTTTTAGACGCAGCAATATCTCAGGTAGAATCTCGCGCAAGGGGGTGATCCACATCTAATGGTGAGCCTCGGTTTCGGGGCTCACTTTTTTTGGATTTACAGGAATTTAAAATGCCATTATATACGATGAAAAATAAGAAGACAGGAGAAGTAGAAGACAAGATGCTAAAGATTGCTGAAATGCAAGCACTTGTAGAATCAGGTGAATGGGAGCAAATCATTGGTGGCGCTGCTCTCGTTACACACACAGGCAACATTGTTAATAAAACACCCGATAGTTGGAAAAGTCATTTGAAGAGCATTCGAAAAGCAGCAGGTAGACAAGTCGCTAATACAATTAAGCTATGACAATGACAAGAAAACAACAGAATGGGGAGTCGATGAATATTCGCATCGACGATCTAGTTACTATCGATCCCATTACCGAACATCAGAAAGAAGTATTTGATGCATGGCGTGATGGTGATCACATGGCTCTTGTAGGCACCGCAGGCACAGGTAAGACCTTTTTAGGCATGTATCTTGCGCTTGAAGAAGTCATGGACAAAAGCACACCATACGAATCTCTTCGAATTATTCGTTCGGTTGTTCCTACACGAGACGTAGGATATCTGCCTGGCACGATTGAAGAAAAACTCAATGCATACACAAGCCCTTATCGTGCAATTGCTGCTGAGCTATTTGAAGACGACCGAGCATATGATAAACTTATACATAATAAATATGTGACATTTGAGTCAACCTCGTATATTCGTGGCTTGACATTTGATCACAGTATTATTCTTGTTGATGAAATGCAGAATCTAAACTTCCATGAGCTTGACTCTATCATTACACGAGTAGGTCAAGGTTCGAAGATTATATTCTGTGGTGATTATCATCAGTCAGATTTCAAGACTGAGAACGATAAAAAAGGCATTAATCAATTTCTAGATATTCTAGAGCAACTTAGGAACTTCTCAATTATTCATTTTACATGGGAAGACATTGTACGAAGTGGTCTTGTAAGAGACTACATCATGACAAAGGAGTGGATGGGTCTACAATGAACAGAGACGCAGTTTACGAGCAACTTAAAATCGACGAAGGTGTAGTGTATGAAATCTATAACGACCACCTCGGCTACCCAACTTTTGGAGTCGGTCATCTTATCACAGAAAGTGACGAGGAATTCGGACAACCAGTTGGAACTCCAGTTAGTGAAGAAAGAGTCCGGGCGTGTTTCGACCGAGACCTTGAAACTGCCATCGGAGAGTGTTACACTCTATACGGAGAAGGGGCATTTGACGGATTCCCTGACGAAGTACAGCAGGTCTTGGTTAACATGATGTTCAACATGGGTCGCCCGAGACTAAGCAAGTTCAAGAAGTTCAATGCTGCACTTGAAGCACACGATTGGGCAACTGCAGCAGTTGAAGGGCGTGACAGTTTGTGGTATAATCAAGTCACCAATCGAGCAGAACGCTTGATGGAGCGACTGGAGGCAGTATGAAACTGAAGCATCCGATCTACAACTGTCAGTTTTGGTCCACCAAAATGAAGACTTTTCTACCCTACGATGAATGGATAAAGGAGACTTGGTAATTAATCATGGCTAAACCCAGCAAAGTCGGGCAACCTACCCGCCCCGAACCCACCATCAAATCTACGTCAATCGGTCGAGGAATGCTTAAGACTTCTTCGATGAACAAGAGCAAGCGTCGCAGTTTTAAGCGCTATCGAGGTCAAGGTCGTTAGTTATGGCAAAGTATAGTCGGTTTGATTCCCGAAACAAGAAGCGCAACAAGCACAAGAATCAATACCTAGATAGAACAAAGGCAAGTGCTAGTGATAAACGCCCTCGCTGCTTTGACGAAGATGAAACACTTTATGAGAAGTACAGGTTAGAAAAATTCTCTAATCTATATTAATGTGAAATTTGAACTATATCATGAGCCCCTAAAAAACCTGGCATACCTTTTTCCGGCTGAAGCAAATGAAGTAGACTGGAAAGGTACGCCGGGTGTTGGGGATATTCTTTTTGGTCTGAATGCTGTGCATATGATGACTCATCTAATGCGCAAGCGTCGTAACGTCTATTGGGAACATGATGAGCAATATTTGTATCACTTCGAAGATCCCGAAACAATCATAGAACGCGCGGATTATCTACACAACTTCTATTATGATAAAGATGCTGTTCGTATGAACCATCTTTTCAATACAGACGACAAAGAACTGCAGCGAATACGACATCGAGGCTTTCAGCGTCGCCGTTCGCCAACCGCTGTGCTTGAAGGTCTGCCCTCTTGGGTGTTTCGAAAAGATATTTGGTGTGAACCTGTCGAGAACAAAGTTGTCTTCTGGCGCCCTTTGTTTAACAAAGACATACCTCGTGGCTGGAAAAGAATCTTCACAAACGATCACTGGGAAGAAATCATTCATCTGCTAGAAATGAAAGGTTTTGATCTAGTAGAATTAACATATCGCACACCCGTGCGTGAAGCGCTCTATCATATTCGGACCTGCAGGTTCTGTATACTGTACGATGGTATGTGGCAATACATAGCAAAGAATCTATGCAAGCCTGTCATTGCGCTTGGCGATAATTCTGTGATTGGAGTACATAATCAGCAGGGAGTACATTTCTACAGACCCGATGATCCAACAAATGATTTATTTGCTTACCTAAATAAATTACCATACATACTGAAACATATGGATCGTCGAGCGAATCGGTATAAAAAATTTATTCTGAGAGAATTGAGCTATGAAGATTGACAGAGCAGTAATTGAAGTTCAAGGTGGTTGCAATTATTCTTGCTCTATGTGCCCTCAAGATAAGCGCACAGGTGGTAGAGAAAAAGAGTTTGTGACCAGAATGTCACTGCTTGAATTCGAAGACAATGTGCGCGACTGCGCAAAGCATGGGCTGCGTGTTGTCAATCTAGAAGGCTCGGGTGAACCTACGCTCAATCGTCAACTGTTCGAATATATTAAGATTGTCAAGAAGTACAACGCCAAAGCATTTGCATTCTCTAATGGTTTGCGCATGCATGGCGATTACATGAAGCAGTGCGTTGATGCAGGGCTAGACTTCTTTCGGTTTTCGTTTATTGGTTCTACTCCTGACGAATATGATCAGTGGATGTATAACACAAAAGGCGGTAACTTTGAAACCATCTGTAAAAACATTGTCGAAATGCAAAAGTATGTCGAAGAATCCGGTAGTGAATGTGTGGTTGCGACCTATCATTTAATTACAGAAGAAGAGCCGAACGCACAAGAATTGCAACTAAATAGGTACAAAGAATTGGTGGCTGCACTGCGTGTGAAGACAGAGATTTGGAAACTTCACAACTGGAGCGGCACCTATAAACCATCATATGAAAGAGAGGGTAAAGTAAAAACTTGTGGACGCCCATTTAGCCCTGATGTTGTTATTCGCGCTGGTGGTCTTGATGGCAAACGGGGTGCTGTTGCTCCTTGCTGTCAAGTTCTCGGCCGAGACGCAGAAGCAGTTCTTGGTCACACGAGCGAGCTATCCATTCAGGAAATTGTCGAAGGTCCAGAGTACGAATCGCTAAGAGAAGGGCATCGTACGGGCAACTATCCTTCGTATTGTCGAGACTGTGATTTTCTAATTGACGATCCCGAAGTGCTTGTGTATACGAACCATGAGCGTGATCTGTACAAGATGCACGGCACAGAGTTTGATCTAAATGACTATCGCATCTAAAAAACCAACCGTTTTTATGATTGTCATGCCGAACGATCCTGTTTCGATGTACTATCGTGGGCGTGTCGAAACGTCTTGGACTGATCGCGGGTTTAACATTGAATACTTTAATGCTGTTACGCCCGAAACAATGCATGAAGAAAAGCAATTGAACTTTGCTTTGAAAACTCGCCCAAGTCTTCGTCGGGCGCGCGAGTTTACAGATACAGAAAAAGCAGTGTGGTATAGTCATCGTGCAATATGGAAAATTGCTCGGCGCAAACAATCACCTATCATAGTAATCGAACATGATACCCTTTTGATTCAACCTATCGATCCCGCAATTTTTAAAAACGTCAAAGCAATGGGATTGTGCCATGCTATGCTTAAAGATGGTTCGATAGCAACAACAGCAGGTGCTGGCTATTATTTAACTTGTGATGTTGCAAACGAACTGTATCGTGAGTCTGGCAGCGTTGAAATTAATTATAATAGCGATGCTTTGATCCATTCGAAGATTAATGAGCATGGTGGTAACTGGAAAATCCATTTCTGTCGACAATTGATTGTCGATAATATTGGTACTACGATACGGCATGGATAAAAAAGTCGCGGTTCTAATTTCTGGTGTTTTTCCAGCATATTTAAGAAGATCGGACCTGCAAGAAAACCTAGAAAGAATAGAACGAATCTTCTCGGGTTGTGACTTCTATTATCAAACATGGGACACTAAACTTTATCGTCACATATTCAAAAATGTGAACCGAGATATACTCTGGGTAAAAGAGCCCGGAACGTCTTACAATCCATACCACCTTGCTAGAGACAGACATCCAGGCGATATATCGGCTATAAAAAGACTCTCTAACACACCAAGAACTGAATCACAAAAACAACTTGTAATGAAAGCATGTTTTCAGCATCTTGGTTTCTCTGCGCTGTACTCAGAGGTGCCTAAAGAGTATGACTTCTATATTAGAACACGATGGGATGCGTACATAAACGAAGACTTTCCGATGCAAGAGATACTAAAGCTTGCAGAAAAAAACGTTATAGGTGTCGCTACAGTACCGAATAAGTACTATGGTATTAACGGCGGTAATAGATATGAGAGAGTTACGGCTCGTAGGAGAGCCATAAAGAATTTTGTGGATCGTGGATTGTATTGCGTGATCCAGAACGACACAGACAGAATAAATCATACTGTATACGAAAAGTACCTAGCCGATTTTTTAATTGTATTTAAAGAATCAGATTACACAATTGGCTATGCAGAAGAAATGTATGCAAAGCAGCAGCTATCAGGTGCTGAGTTTGGTTGGTATGAAATGTTGTGTCGCCACCGAAAACATGTTAACATAGATGGTTTAACTGCAATCATACGAAACACAGACGACTCTCTAGAGACCTATAAAAAACTAAAAGAAATGAGCTTATTATGAAACGATTGATTTATCAAGTGTGCCTAGGCAAAGCAAAAGATTCTAAGTTGTACAAGCACTGTATTCAAAGCGTGGCTGATTACTGCAAAAAATATGACATTACACATTATGTGCAACAACATCCTACGCTACGAATCGCACCCGATCCTTTCATGAGCAATCGCAGCAAAGACGCTACTGCTAAACACGGTGGCTTTCTGCCTATCTACGAGAAAGAAAATGCATTTGACTTGCTAGATGATTATGACCAAATCGCAATTGTTGATGCTGACATTTACATTCGACCCGACGCTGACAACATTTTTGATTTCGTGTTAGAAGACTACGCATTTGGTGCAGTCATCGAAAGAGAAATGCCTATTCATGATTGGTACAAAGCGAAGATCGTAAACT